CCGCAAATCGACTCCGTTCTGGGCGGCCAGCTGGCGAAAGATATTCGCGCGATTGCCCGGGTCGGAGTTGTGAATCTGGTTGATGATGCCGAGCACTTCTCGGAACAGGCCGACGGGGTTTCCGCCGCGAGCCTGTATCATCGGCGCGAATTCGTTCGCGGCCTGCATAAACTGATTGCCGACGCCGCGGATCTCGTCATGCTCGGTGATGCGGCGGTGGGCTTCCTGTTCGCGGCGCGCGACGATCTGCTGCGCTGCGGGCGGGAGCTGCGACCAGAGCTGCTTTTCTTGGGCGCTCCAGCTTTGGGGGGCGGGTAGGGTTACTTCGGCGGGTTTTGGGTCTCCACCCACAGGACTTGATTGAACGCCTGTATCAGCTTTACCTGCTGACTCGTCGGTTCTGGAGAACTTTCCATCTGCTCCCCTGACTCGCCCTGTATTGGATGCCTGTACTTCTGCAGAGTTGCTCTCGCCCCTTCCGGAGACGCCATCCACCTCGCGTAGTCGCTCGCTCCCGCTGCCATCTCCGCTCTCCTCCCGCGCATTGATCTCATCGCGCGCAGCCTCTATCTCCTCGCGGATGCTACGCTCTTTCGGTTCTGGCGTGTCGTCTGCGACGACTTCGTCTTCTTGTGTGCGCTCAGCCATCAGCTCTCATCCCCAACGGTCGGTGCGCCGTTTGTGGTGCAGCAGGAGTTGTGTTGTACGGTTGTCGCCCAGTCGCCGCACCAGAAGACTCGTCCATCGACTATCTTCCACAGCGTGGGCTTTTTCTTCCAGCACTCGTGGCAGCCGAAGACGTGGCCGGGGGAGCCGCCTTTGCGCACGCCGTAGTTAGCGACCGAGGCAGGTACTCGCGGCCCGCTCAGCTCGGGATCGCCTACATCGATGCGCTCCCACAGGCCGCAGCTGCCATACAGTAGGTTTATGATCAGGAAAGGGTAATTGCCGTTGCCGTCTTCCTCCTTGCCATCGTCATACACCAGCAGGCAGATGTTGCCCTGACGTTGGTTGCAGCGCCCGCAGTTGTAATCGCCCTTGTCATCCAGCGTATGCGTGTCGCCGCAGAACTCATCCGCGTACTGCCCCTTCTTCGAGGCCCGCATGCGGTTGTGATCGACCTGAATGGCCAGCTTCGGAGTCAGCACCGCCGGCTGGATGAATATGCCGTCCTTGTCGCGGGGATAGTCGACGACAGGGCGCTTCGGGCCGGGCGCGTCACGGTCCTTCTTCTCGGCGAACGCGGCCTGAAGCTCCTCGCGGACGCTACCCATTGCGCTCCCTTAGCCCCCCGCGCCGCGTATCCGGCACAGTGTGCTTCGCGATCGCGGCCTTTAAACTCTCGCGCACCCCTTTCTTGGTGACGGTGCGGCGCATCTCACGGGTGGGCTTGATCGGCGCATCACCCAGTTCCACCAGCCGGTTGCGCTTGAGAAACTTGAGATGCTGATCCCTGCTCGTGATCGGCTTGCCGGCCATGTCGCCACCGGCCGCGATGTAGGGCTTGATGTCGCCGATGCCGACGCAGGGTGAAATGACGCGCGTGACGGGGTGTGGATGGTCCGGCGGCACGCGATAGTCCGACATCGAGCGAAAAACCTCGATTTCGCCGCACTCATCGCAGTTCCAGACATACGTTGGCATTGATTTACCCCTGAAACGGACTGTATCACTGCCGCGCTAAAGGTTCACTCTTTGGCATGTCCATTGGCCTTCGGCATCGACTTCTCGTGCTGCCTCTGTTTCTCCCCCTCCTGGGCCTGGTGGTGAAGGTCCTGGTCGTGCTGCTCGCCCTGGTGATCGAGGTCCATGCGCTTCTCGTTCAGCTTCACATGCGCCTCCATCTGGGCAATATGGATCTTCGCTGCGACCTCGAACTGCACCTTTTCAGCCTCGAAGCGATTCTTCATCTCCTGGATCTGCATGTCGCTTGATGCTTTCAGCTGAGCCTTATGTGCCTCAAGATTGGCCTGCATCTGCAAATCGTGGTCAGCGCGGACCTGCTCCATCTGATTCTTGACCGATTCCTGCTGGGCCTCTGCTTGCTGCTTGGCCTGGGCGATCTGCGCGTCCAGCTTGGCTTGCTGCGCGGCGATGGTGAGCTTGACTTGCCCTTCGGCCATCGCCTTCTGCACCTCTGGCGGAGGCCCCTTGGGCTGGCTGGCCGACTTCTGCAGCGCGTCCATGGCGTCCTCGAAGGCCTGCTCGATGGGGCGCGCCGACTTAAATGACCGGATGGCGAACATCATCAGCTCGCCGAGCATCGGAATAATCTCCGGCGCAGTGCTACCGGCCATGATGGCCTTGTCGAGGAATCCGCCGACTGCAGTGACCAGCTCGACGCGCGAGTTCTTCTCGGCGTCGTCGTCCATGCGGATGGTGCTGTCCGTCTCGATGTCTAGTCTGAACTCGCGATGCACGGGGTTCCGCAGCAGTTGCTCAATCTCTTCCCAGGTCGGAAGCTCGAGCAGCGCCAGTTTCTCGGGAGACGGCGGGGCTTGCCCGGGAGCCGTGGCCATCCCGCTCGGTGGCGCGCCAGGGTGCATCATCCCCGGGGCTGAGCCCTGACCACCCCCTGGTTGTGCAGGATTCGCAGGCGCAGATCCTGGCGCACCGGCCTGCCCTGGCTGTCCCTGCTGAGCGGCTTGGGAAGCCTGAGCAGCGGCCTGCTGTAACTGGAGTTGGAGCTGCAGCTGTTGCTTTTCGGCGTTAGTGAGGAGCTTGACTCCACTGATCTGCTTGAGGGTGTCGATGTCATAGCCGGCGACAATCTCGCCCACGATCCTGATCGTGTCACGGGCGAAACGCTGAACCTCCGTCTGTGCGTCCTGGATGCGCAGGATGCTGAAGTTTCCCTTAATCTCCTGGGCGGTGGCAGTCTCGTTGGGATCGCTGAAGCCGCGCACGATGTCGGCAATACCAGTGAGTTGATAGACATCCTCAATTAAACTCTGTCTCTGCTCACGCAGCTGAGAGAGGGTCTCGGCGATCTCCTGCAGGGGTAGCAGCTCGAACGAGCCCGCCAGCCCTCCCTTGTCCTTCATCGCGGCCCAGCCGCTCACCGGAACCAGTTGGTTTTCCACGCCTTCCGAAAGAAGACGATCCAACGCTTCCGCCGACGCATCTCTAACTCCCGCCACTTTGAGCGCCTTCGAGATAGCCACGATACGAGTCGACAGCTCATCGATCTCGTTCGCCTGATCCTGATAGAAGGTGTAATTCGGTGTCGGTAGCAACTCGTCACTGAGCGCATTGGCCATCAAGGGCCGAGGGCAGGGGAAGAATCGATGCAGTCCAAGGTCGTCATCCCGCTTGTCGAGCAGCTTCGGGAAGTTCTTCACTAGCCAGTATCGTTTGCGCTCCTTCTTGTCGTGGACCTCGTAGACCACGGCCTTTTTGCGCGTGATGCGGATCTGAGTATCAGTGAGATTCTTCGGGGACCAGTCGAGTGGGATCTGCATAATCTCCTCCTCACTCAGATCTGAGAACCGCTCTCGCAGCTCGTCGCGGTCCATGTAGGCGCGCTTCCAAAGCAACCTGACTTCCTGCCAGGTGCGCGCCCAGGACCAACCCATGTCCTCCCAGGAGACGTAGTCAATGATGGTCTCCTCGTACTTGAGCTGCTCCTCCTGAACCTCGTCCTCCTGGTCCGAGGTGACGGCCGCGCCTTCGACCTTGGTTTCCTCGTTCTGTTCGCCTGGGTCGGCGCCCTCGTCTTTCGCCGATGGCGTCTCGGGCTTGTGGAAGTGCGGCTCGTATCTAACCCAAACACAGGCCATTCCAGGTAGCTCATAGTCCTGGATGGCTAACCTCATCAAATAGAAAAAGTCGTTGACATTATCAAGGGTGTATTCAATCGACCTCTCCAGGATCTCCGCCGCCGTGCGTCCGATAGGGTCGCGATCCTTGTATCGCCGTTCAACAATCGGCTTAGGATTGCGTGCATACAGCGCGGGCAGACGCGTCTGGATATTCGCCCACAGGATGTTATAGCGAGTAATGGCGTCTTCTCGTGGACTGCGCACATCTCGATACTTTTTGAGGATCTTTCGGCCTCGACGCAAAAAATTATCGAAGATACGTTCATGGGTGTCGATTTCGTCTTTGAGCCACGCGACGACTGGAGTGAGTTGTAGTCCTGGATGCGGGTTGGGCGATGCCCACTGATCCTCTGTCCCGCGCTTTTTCAAGCGCTTGGCCGGCGAGCCATCGGGCATGACAATGCGGGCCATTTACGCTACCACACGCAGACGACACATAGGCCATTGCCGCCGTTTCCACCGGCGCCAGAGGGCTGTGTCGCAATTGAGCTGCCTCCACCCCCACCCCCGCATCCAATAGCGCCATTACCCCCTGCAAATCCTGCGCCGGTTGCACTGGAGGCACCGCCAGCTCCGGCAGATCCGCAGACGTATGCCACATCATTCGTGCCATTTGGGCCGGCACCCGCCCCTCCCATAGCTTGGATATCGGTCGATGTGCAGGGGGTATATCCGCCGTTACCGCCATTTTGCGAGACTGGTACTGCTGCTAATCCCGCCCCTGACCCACCTCCGGCACCCCCGTAGCCAGCAT